ATTTATAACTAATTTGTATATCGTCATTCATTGTCTATCCTCCCTCTTCTTTAATTTTTCTTTTAAGATCCTTTTAACTTTTTCTATGGTCTCTTCATCTGGTCCACCTAGAAAATAATTAGCCGTTTTATTTTTACCAAAATAATTTAACCATGTTTTAAGATCTTTTATGCTCCATGATTCCATTGTCTATCCTCCATTCAAAAATCTTGTATTATAAAACCATTATCAAATTCAATAACAGTTGTATGATCCCTTAATTCATCAAGGGTATTGATGTTATCGTATTGGTTCAAGATCTCATCAAGTGTCTTATATTCTGAATAATCACACCTAATGGCTACACGATCAAATTGTATCTCTTGATCCATATCATATTCTAGATCCGTTAGATATTCATATAAAGCACTAGCTCCGTTATATGTGAAACTAGCATATTCATCATTTGTTAATTTGTCTATAAATTCACTTTCATATACTTGTTTAATCATTATAAATTACCTCCCATTATTAAAATAGATATGTAGCAAAGTATAAAAATACTTATTATAGTCTTAATCATTTTTAACAACCTCCTCTATATAATTTGATACTTCAGGCACTCCATATTTTTTTAATAAATATGAAATGATTGATAATTGATATGCTGGTAAATCTATTAAATTAATATCATGCACATCTTTTATAATTGCTTCTATGTTACTCATCTTAAAACCTCCTTATCTTTTCTTTTTTTATAAATTTCTTTTACAATGTCAGGATCTGCATTTTCTAAAATGTAGCGATTCATTCTTACAACATCTTTCAAAATACATTCTTCACTATCTCCCCATAAAATACTATCATCATCTAAATCAATAGTATCAATATCAAGATATTCACATGTTGTTTCATCAAATGGAATATATTCATCTTCAGAACACAGCATATAATCCAAAGAATATATTGCTGCCTCTATAACTTTTTTATCTTTAATCATTTTTTAACCCTCCTTGTTTTAACTCATCTTCTACCATTTCTAAAATTTCGTTGAATGTTTCACTCATAGCTTTTAATCCTATTTCAGAATTCATCCACCAGTCTTGAGCCTCTTCAAGTGTATCAAAATTTTCATTGCAAATGTCATTTGCTATGTTCAGCTCAAAATCTTTTATAAAACTTTCTAAATCAAAAAATGATAATAAATATTCCTTATTGCCGTATGCTAATTTATCATCATTAATGATTTTATCCCTTAATATTTTTACTCTATCTTTCATTATAATTCCCCCTTTAAAGTTAATATTATTTTCATTTTTTCATAAACTGCTAAGTCCGTATCATAATCCCCGTTACTATCTGGAAATTCTTCGACGGCCGTCCAGTCTAAAAGAGTTCCTTGTGAACTATTGGTCAATGATAAAGAATAAATATTATCTTTATTCATAGGACAACATATTAGTTCATCATCAGAATCTAAAGCATATAAATGACCTGTTTTATCATCTATGTAAATTTTGTCTATCATAATTAATCACCTCAATACTTATATTATCATACCCTAAATAATATATCAAGAAATTTATTAAAGAATTTATTATTCTTTTTTCTCATTAATAAAACTTTAGTATGATATAATATATGTATCCATAAAAACCTATTAAACATTACTAAACAAGATAAATAAAAACTTTAGATTAACGGCCGTAATAATCTTGTAAAAATCTAAAGCAATAATGAAATGTTACTACATATAAATAATACTCTACTAGATCTAGTTAATACCTTTGCAGATCCTAAAAAAATTTTATGATCCACAAAAAAAATTTTATGATCCACAAAAATTAAATGATCATTGTAATTTTTCTAGATCTTAAAAATATATGGTTTCCAACACACACACCTCCACATTTTCCAGCAGTCAGCGACTAAAACAAATATATAGTTACCTAATAGATACTAGTTACAAGGGGGGTACACCCCCGAAGCGACATTGTCTGTATATATATATGGATTAGTTCCCACAGTGGTAGGGTATTTTGATGTATTAACATAAGTTAAGGTGTTCATTGTTGTTGCATATACAAGATAAATGAGTTAGAATGGTTAATATGATAAGTAGACAGTTGACAGACAAACAAAAAGCTTTTATAGAACACTACTCACAGACAGGAAATGCAACGGCATCTGCAATAAAAGCAGGATATAGCCCTAAAACTGCAGAACAACAGGGATATGAGCTTAAAAACAAGCTATCTAACGAGATTACAGAGCATACTAGGAAGTTAATGGCTAATGCTGCACCTTTGGCTATAGATAAACTTATAAAACTGGTAGAAGATGAGAAAACTACACAGTCTGTAAAGCTAGGTGCTATCAATTCTTTGCTCGACAGAACAGGTTATCAGACAGTTAACAAGATAGAAGATGTAACAAATAAGAAATCAGACGAGGAGCTACAACAGGAGCTGAATCATTTGTTATCAACCATCAAAGTGGTTACAACTCCTAAAGATGATCTTAACTAATGGACGAATATCTACTAGAAAATTGGATGCAAAACAATCCTAGTGATGATGAAGGATATTATAACTGTCCTTGTTGTGGCTATGCTCTTGATTTAATAGACACATCAGAAAGTGATGAGTATGAAATAGATTATGTTTACTGCTGGAATCGTTGTTTATATACTCCAGAGGAACTAAGAGAGTTTATAGATGCTGAAACTGCCGAATAAAAAATATCAAATAATATATGCTGATCCACCTTATCAATATGTAAGAACTGGTCAAAATAGCGCAGAAAGAGAATATCAAACTATGAATTTAGAATCTATTAAACAAGTACCAATACAAAATATTACTGATCACAATTGTCATTTGTATCTTTGGGTTACTAATAATCACATAAGTGAAGGTATAGAGATAATCAAAGCATGGGGTTTTACTTACAAGACTTTGATTACTTGGATTAAAAGGACAGTTCATGGAAAAATTGGTTTAGGCATGGGTTATTACTTTAGAAACTCAACAGAACATATTATGTTCGCAGTAAAAGGCAAAATGCTTACAACTAACAACTCAACAAAAAATGTTATTGAATATATAAATCCAACAAAACATAGTGAAAAACCAAAAGAAACTAGAGATTTTATAGTTGCAAATAGTGGTGATCTATCTAGAATTGAACTTTTTGCAAGATCTAAATGTGATGGATGGGATTCATGGGGTAATGAACTATGAGTTTAGAAAGAGCTGTAGAAATAGCTAAAGAGCTTGAAAGAAGAAAGGCAACTAATAAACTAAAACATTACGAACCTTACAAGTATCAAGTAGATTTTCATAACACAAAAGCATCTCAAAGATTACTTATGGCTGGTAACAGGATAGGTAAATCTTTTTGTGGTGCAGCAGAAATGGCATTTCATTTAACTGGCAAGTATCCTGATTGGTGGCAAGGCCGTAAGTTTGACAAACCTATCAGAGCATGGGTAGGTGGTGTATCAAATGAAACTACTAGAGATGTATGTCAGAAAGAACTTGTAGGTCAACCAGATGATCCTAGTGCTAAAGGTACAGGATCTATACCACTAGATGATATTGGAGAAACAACTAGAAAGCCAGGCGTACCTAATGCAATGAACTCACTTGTTATCAAACATATTTCAGGGGGGTGGTCCAGACTTGCCTTCAAAGCATATGAAATGGGCAGAGAAAAATGGATGGGTGAGGCAGTAGATGTGGTCTGGCTAGATGAAGAACCACCTACACAAATTTACACACAAGCACTTACTAGAACTGCAGACAGAGGTGGTATTGTATATATGACATTTACACCAGAATCTGGCATGACAGAAACAGTTGCACAGTTTGTAAATGATCTAAGACCTGGACAAGCATTACTACAAGCTGGTTGGGATGATGCACCTCACATGACAAAAGAGGCAAGAGAACAAATACTTGCTGCATTACCACCACACGAAAGAAAGATGAGAGAACAAGGTATACCACAACTAGGTTCTGGTCTTGTATTTCCTATTGCAGAAGATGATATAGTGTGTGAACCAGTAGATATACCTGACCATTGGCCTAGAATATGTGGCATAGATTTTGGTTGGGATCACCCGACAGCAGCAGTGTGGATAGCTTGGGATAGAGATTCTGATATAGCATATGTTTATGACAGCTATGCAATGAGACAAGAATCTGTACCTATTCATGCAAGTGCAATCAAAGCAAGAGGTAACTGGATACCTGTGATCTGGCCTATGGACGGCAGACAAGCTGACAAAGGTTCTGGTAAATCACTTACTGAACAATATAGAACAGAAGGTGTGTCGATGACTAAAGAGCATTTTTCTAATCCACCACAGCAAGGACAGAAAGAAGGATCAGGTGGCAACTCAGTTGAAGCTGGTATCATGGAATTATATACTCGTATGCAAACAAAACGATTGAAAATTTTTAAGAATCAAGATAAACTGTTAACAGAGCTTAGAATGTATCATAGGAAGAATGGTAAGATTGTTGCAGCTCATGATGATGTTATATCTGCAATGCGATATGCAGTTATGTCATTAAGGAAAGCAAGAATCAAAAACTACGAACCAATGTTTACACAAGCTGAATCGGAGTTTAATGTTTTTGCATGAGAAAAGAACACAAGAGTAAAACTGGTGGACTTACTGCAGCAGGTAGAAAGTACTTCAAAAGAAAAGAAGGTGCTAATCTAAAACCTCCTGTTAAGTCTGGCACAAACCCTCGACGTGTTTCTTTTGCTGCAAGATTTGCTGGTATGAAAGGCCCTATGAAAGATAGTAAAGGTCGTCCTACTAGGAAAGCATTAGCCCTAAAAAAATGGGGTTTTGGTTCTGTAGCTGCAGCTAAAAATTTTGCAGCCAGAAATAAAAAGAAAAAATAGGAGGACTATTATTATGCCAATGGGCAAAGGAACATACGGAAGTACAAAAGGAAGGCCACCAAAAAAGAAAAATGGTGCAAAAAAATTAATGGCAAAAAATCCAAAGATGCCAAAAGCTGTAGCTAAAGCTATTGCAAAAAACATGAAAAGGAAAAAGAAATAATGGCGAAGAAACCAGGACTGTATGCGAACATACATAAAAAACGTAAAAGGATTAAAGCAGGTAGTGGTGAAAAAATGAGAAAGCCTGGATCTAAAGGCGCACCAACTGCAGCTAATTTTAAAAGGGCTGCAAAAACTGCAAAGAAAAGATGAAGAAACTTACTAAACGACAAGAACAATCTTTAAAAAGACATAGCAAACATCATACAAAAGCTACACTTGCGAAGATAAAAAAAGAGTTGTTAGAAGGTAAGTCATTCACAGAAGTGCATAAAAATGCACCTAAGAAAAGGAGTAAGAAATAATGGGTGGAGTAGCAAAAGCTGTCGGCAGTGTTATTAGTGCTGTAGGTAAAGGTGTTGGTACTGTGCTTAGTATGGGCAGTAAAAAACGAAAAACACCTAGTCCAAAAGCACTTATGGCATCTGTGCCTAAACCAGACCAAACTGCACAAAGACTTGCATCATCTGCATCACAATATGGTGGTTCAACTATATTGACAAGCGCAGAAGGTTTAGGTGAAACTGCAACAACTAAAAAAACTTTATTAGGTGGATAATGATTAGACCAATATACGATCAATCGTGGAGTAAAAAATTCTACGAATGGTTACAACCAAGAGCTAATATAGAAGTAGATGATTATACTACTATTGGTTTTTTAGATGAGTGGGATAATATTGTTGGAGTTATTTTGTTTTGTGGTTATGATGGTAACAACATATATGTTCACATAGCATCTGATAATCCTAAACACGTGCAACGTAGATTTATAAAATTAATGTTTGACTATGTATTTAATCAAGCAAAATGTCAGCGAGTAACTGCTACTTGTACTGCTCAAAACAAAAGAAGTATGAAACTAATAGAAGGTGTTGGTTTTAAAAAAGAAGGATATTTAAAGAATTTTCTTAAAAAACATGATAAACTATATGACATTGCATTATATGGTATGCAAAAGGAGGACTGCAGATGGGTGATATCCCGATAATAGGACCATTACTTGCTCCAAAAATGCCAAAATTACCACCAGGACCTGATGCAGAACTTCTTGAAAGAGAAAAGAAAGCAGAGGAAGCATTGCAAAAAGAAAGACAAAGACTTATATCTGGCAAGAAAATGGGCTATAGTTCTACTATTTTAACTGGTGGCGCTGGTGTCGAAGAAGAAGCTAATATTGGTAAAACATTACTAGGTGGTAAATAGTGGACAAGTTTGATTATATAAAAAAAAGATACTCAGAGATGTCATCTGATAGAGGCACATGGGAAGACCATTGGCAAGAAATATTAGACTATGTTATGCCTCGTAAAGCAGATGTAGTTTTTGTTAGAGTAAAAGGAGATAAAAGAACTGAGGTCTTGTTTGATTCTACAGCTATAACTGCAAATAATTTATTAGCTGCTAGTTTACAAGGAACTCTTACATCACCATCACTACAATGGTTTCATTTAAAAATTAGAAATGATGAAATAAATCAAGATAGAGATGTGCAGTTATGGTTAGAAGATTCTGCAAAAAGAATGTATGATGTATTTAACCAAACTAATTTTAACACAGAAGTACATGAACTATATCTTGATCTTTGTTCTATAGGAACAGGATGTCTATTTGTAGAGGAAGGTAACAAAGGATACGACATAGATTCTATACATTTTAAAACAATGCACATATCAGAATTTTACATTGGAGAAAATGTAAGTGGATATATAGATTGTTTATACAGAAGATATAAATTAACTGCTAGACAAGCAATACAAGAATTTGGTGAAGAAAATGTAGGACCAAAAATACAAGAAGCAGCTAGAATGAAACCAGATAAAAAGTTTGATTTTATTCATGCAGTAGAACCTACAGAAGATTATGAAAGAGCATTAGGTAAATCTAATACAAAGTTACCATTCCATTCTTGTCATGTATGTGAACAAGATAAGATGGTTGTTAGAACTGGTGGATACAACGAGTTTCCATATCTTGTACCTAGATGGTCAAAAGCTACAGGTGAAGTATATGGTCGTTCCCCGTCTTACAATGCTTTACCAGATAT